TGTCCAGTTGCCACAGGTAATGTTGAGGTCAATCTTGAGAATCGTCAGAAAGCCATCAACAAGGCGAACTATGGCCCGATGAACCCCAATGAGCCAAACATGGCTTACTGGCGTGAAATCTCTAAGGCTTGGAGAAACTCCCCCGAACAGGCTAAAAAGTCTCGTTGCGGAAACTGCGCTGCCTTTATCCAAACCCCTAAGATGCTTGCTTGTATAGAATCAGGCTTAGAGATGGGTGGCTCAGAGATGGATGCTTGGGAAGTCATTGACGCTGGCGACTTAGGCTATTGCGAAGTGTTTGATTTTAAGTGTGCTTCCAAGAGGACTTGTGAGGCATGGATTAGTGGTGGGCCTATAACCGAGGATGATTATGATGGGAACGACAAACCAACAAGCAATGGAAATGATGAAGAAGTATATGGAGAAGAAGAATAAGCCAAAACCTATGCCTATGCGTGGTGAGCGTACAGCTAAGAACGCAACAAAGAAAGCTAAAAAATAATGAGCTTGTACGAAAATATCGCTGCGAAAAGGAAACGCATCGAATCACAAAAGGCTGCTGGGAAAACTCCAGAGCGTATGCGTAAAGTAGGTAGCAAGGGTGCGCCTACTGCTGATGCTTTTAAACAAGCAGCTAAGACTGCTAAAAAGAAGTGATTAAGCGAGGCTCTGAGCAGTTTTCTGGGTTCAACAAGCCCAAAGCTACTCCTAGCCATCCCACTAAGTCTCACGCTGTTTTAGCTAAGTCTGGTGAGGATGTGAAACTCATCCGTTTTGGTCAACAAGGGGCTAAAGGCTCACCTGATGGCACGAAGCGCAATGATGCGTTTAAGGCTCGTCATGCAGAGAATATTGCCAAGGGTAAGATGAGTGCAGCGTATTGGGCTAACAAGGTAAAGTGGTAACTAATCATGGCAGAACTAAGGGCTACTCCTTACGCTAACCCACTTACAGGGTTATCCAACGATGCTATTCAAGGCTTGCTTGCGTTCATGCAAGATAAGAGGCGTACTCAGCAACTGCAAGGTCTGGGTAATTTGTTGGAAAGCACAGGAATCCCTAAGACAGTAGAGAGAGCAGCATACGCAGATAGTCCTAGAGGCTTGCTAGACGCATTGACTAACGTCAACAGGGCTAACGTACCATTCTTAAAGCCAGAGACTGCTGAAGCATTGCTAACCCTTTCGCCAGTACCATCAGGGGCAAATCGGGCTGCTATGGCTGCTGGTAGGGCTGGTGAGAGAGTAGCTGAGAGAGTAGTTCCACAGATTATGGAACGAGGTGGCTTACCTGCTGAAATGTTGCAGGGCATGGCTCAGAATACAAGAAGCAACGTATTCCTTGATACAAAACCAAAAACACCTAATCCATTGGTTGGCTCAAGGTATGAGACTGAATATATTGGTGGTCTAGCCCCTAAAACACCAACAAAGATTGAAGACGTTCAAGGCTCTAGTTTTATGATTCTTCCGTGGGATAGCACTACAAGAAACATGAGGATTACAAGTGTCTCTGATGAGGTATTGCCAGAAGCTGTAATAACTGAAGGCGGTCAAGATTTTGCTAGAGCGTTGGCAAACATAGAAAAAGAAATTGGTGGCGCATCTGGCGAATCAATAGCAAAAAGAATTATGGAAAGGGTAAAAACTGCCCAAAAAGAAAACTTAGCCGCTGGTGGCTCTGGGCAAGTGTTTATGTTGCCCTCCACTATGTCAACATATGCTGAGAACTTTTCAACAATGCCTACTGAGGTTTTGTTGCAGTTAATTAAAAAAGCTGATTTGCCAAAATCTCGCATTGATACCATAAATCAACAAATTAGAGGTTTTAAGGATGTTGATGGAAACCTAAACTTTACTGGTTTTAAAGGCATTGAAACGATTGAGGGACAAAAGCAGTTGTTTACTGGTGAAGGTGTAAACGATACGGCTGGCGAATTGAGAAAAGCATTTGTTAACAGGATGTACTTAAAAGATAACCAAAAAGCTATTGGTTTTAATGAAGAAGATTTAGTAAATGCCTTAACAGATGAGGCTTTGCGTGGTCTGCCTAGAGGTTATGCTGGCAATACCATCATTAAGGCAAACCCAGAAGGATTGCTCACCCCATCAAACCATAGGTCTTACAGCACAAACTTTGGGGGTACTTATGCTGGCTCACTTGAGGGTGGTTTGCTTGGTAACGTACCTTTAGAAATCTTACTGCCTAAATCTTATGGAAAGATTGAACGTGAGTTTGCTGGTAAAACTGGAGACATGAGAAGCAATGTAATTGGCGCATTAGAAAAGCGTAAGGCTGGCGTATCTGATGTTGTTGACCAAGAGATGATTGACAACTACTACAGGTACATAGCCGAAAAAGAGTTAGGACTCTTGGACTGAGTGGAGTGTTAAAAGATGAGTATGCAGGTGTCTAATTGCATCTTCTATGAAACTAGCCAATTCTTCTGGTGGTAGGCTCTTTGCTTCATCGTCATAAACAGCGTCTGTGCTGAGTGTTTTATCTTGCGTAATCGTAACTTTCATATAAACCTTTGACTTAATTAAACTTGAACTATAATTATCTCACAATATTTCTTGTATAGCAAACTTCACCAACCCATAGCGGAGTGATAAAAATGAATAAATTAGAGGTGGGAAAACCCGAAAACCTAACCAATAGGGGTAGAGGAAGACCTAAAGGGGCTACCAATAAGTCTACAGTTATCGTCAGAGAGGTCATAGCTTCTTTTGCTGATGAGAACGCACATAAGTTGCAACAATGGCTAGACGATGTAGCTGAAGGCATAGGTGGTAATAGACCAGACCCTGCGAAGGCTGCTGACTTATATCTCAGGGCTATTGAGTACCATATTCCTAAGTTAGCTAGAACAGAAGTGTCTGGCAACCCTAACCAACCAATTCAGCACGTTGTTACATGGGCGAAGTAATCGAAATTCCCTATAAACCAAGGGAACACCAACTAAAGATACATGAGTTACTAGATGGCAACAGGTTTGCTGTGGTAGTGGCTCATCGTAGGTTTGGTAAGACTGTGGCTGCGCTTAATCACATAATCCGTGAGGCGGTGCTAAACGAGCAAGAAACACCGAGATACGCCTACATTGCGCCTACCTATGGACAGGCTAAGAGGGTAGCTTGGGACTACCTCGTTAAATACACTACACCGCTAGGCGGTACTAATAACATCTCAGAACTGAGGGTGGACTTTTGGGGTAGGCGTATTCAGCTATATGGCTCAGACAACCCTGATTCCCTCCGAGGGCAATTCTTTGATGGGGTTATCGTAGACGAGGTGGGTGACCAAAACCCTAAGATATGGACAGACATCATCAGACCAAGCATTGTAGATCGTAAGGGCTGGTGTCTCTTTATCGGTACTCCAAAGGGACACAACCACTTTAAAGAGTTGCGAGACAGGGCAAAAACCGAGGAAGGTTGGGGTTTGCTAGAGTTTAAAGCCTCAGAGACAGGGGTGGTGGACAGCAAAGAACTGAGTGCTGCTAAGAACGAGATGGGGGAAAGCAAGTATGCCCAAGAGTTTGAGTGCAGTTTCGATGCGCCTGTAGAGGGTTCATACTATGGGGAACTCCTTGGAGAGCTAGAAGAAAAGAAGCATATGCAAGAGATTCCTTGGGAGGAACTAAGCAGAACCTTTACTGCTTGGGACTTGGGCATGGGGGACTCTACAAGTATCTGGGTGGCTCAGTTAGTAGGCTCTGAGGTGCGACTGATTGATTACTACGAGAATCATGGTGTAGGACTTGACCACTATGTGAAGTGGATTAAGGACAACGACTACACAAAAGCAGAGCATATTTTGCCCCATGACGTTAGGGTCAGGGAGTTAGGCACAGGCAAAAGCAGACTTGAGATGCTTGAGGAATCAGGACTAGATGCCAAGATAGCACCGAGGATGGGACTAGATGATGGCATCCAAGCGGTAAGACGATTGCTTCCAAGGTGCTGGTTTAACGTACCCAAAGTGCAGATAGGTCTGAATTGCTTGAGAAACTACCACAGAGATTACGATGAGAAGCGTAAGATATTCTATGAGCGTCCGTTACATGATTGGTCTAGTCATGGCTCTGATGCTTTTAGATACTTAGCCCTTGGACTTGATGAAGGTCACAGCACATGGGATAAGCCTATTAACCAAACCCCGAAATGGATAGTCTGATGTACACAGAACGACAAGGTATAAATTTAGCCCCCAAGGTAAAAGAACTTGAATTACGTCTTGAAATGCTAGAAAATGTGGTAAAAGCATTACAATCGGATAAGCCCCGAATGGGTCGCCCTCCAAAGGACACAAATGGAACAGAACGAACTCAAAGCTATTCTGCAAGGTGAAATAGATGATGCAATTGGCTTTATTGAAAGCGAAACTGTTGACCAGCGTAAACAGGCTTTACAAGCGTATCTTAGACAACCTTACGGCAATGAAGTTGAGGGTAAAAGTGCTATTGTCACGGGAGAAGTAGCCGAGGCGATTGATGGTGCGCTGCCCTCGCTAATCCGAATCTTCACAGGCTCAGATGATATTGTTATCTTTGAGCCACAGGGTGTTCGTGATGAGGCTTCTGCAAAACAGGCCACTCAATACTGTAATTGGGTCTTTAACCGAGACAACGAGGGTTTAGCTATCCTCCATGATTGGTTTAAAGATGCGCTGATGCAGAAGAATGGCATCGTCAAAGCGTATTGGCAGAACAAGGAAAACGTCACCAAAGAGCGTTACTTTGACTTGTCTGATGACGAGTTAGCAATGCTGATGAGCGATGAGACTATGGAGATTGTCGAGCAAGATACGACAGAGTTTCCAATTATTGACCCGATGG